GATTAAACTTTGCCTTTTCTTCTACTTTTTTCATTACTTGGGAATAATCCTTAGTGAATGCCTCTGATAAATGTTCTGGTAATCCTTCAGTATTATCAGTCACCGATTGAACTTGTGGTTCTTTCTCAATGTTTTTCCATTCACCACTATGAGCAGTTTCATTTAATATGTCATTTAAAATAGAGTCTTTTGTTAGAGGAGCTGATGAAACAGATTGTTTTTTAGGTGGAGACGAGACGGGTTGTGGCGCTCTATCTTCAACTATAACATCAGATCTATTACTAACTAACACTTCATCTAACTTTTTTTCAAGTGCAGAAAATTTATAATCTAACTCTTCTCTAACTACTTCTCTTATTAACTTCTTAAATATATTAACCTTCATTTTAACTCCTGTTCGTTTCTATGAAATGATGTTTACTTAGAAATCCTGTATTTCCATCTTGAGGGACACCATCTTCGTTTTGTTCTCTTATAGTTAATTCTTCTAATATCTCTTGTAAACTATTTATTGAATTTACAGTAGCTGATGCTAATCTTAGCGGAGCACCTGTACTATCAACAAGTGGTAATGGTACACCTTGAACTAAAGCATGAGCACCACTTAATATGTTTACAATCTTTTCTAATAATAGTCTCAGTTGTTCTCCTAATACTATAGGTTCAGTTTTTTGTTTAGACTCTACTCCTAAATAAATATTATTAGAATTAATAACTGAGTAACCTGAATTGTTTAAAGTAAAATTATTCCTAGCTCCAAAATTTATATTATTGTTTGCTGATACAGTAAAGTCCCCACCTAAATTATTTCTAGCATCAAATGTAATCCTATCAGAAAATATTATCATTTGATCTAAATCATTTTTATTTGTATCTTCAGCTATCTCCTTACCAAAACTATAGTTAAAAGTTTGTTCATCGTTATCATTACCAGTATTTAAACTAAATGGATTAACTTGTTCTTCTGTAGGGACATCTATTGATAATCTAAAAAAATCTTCTGGTATACCAAAATTTTGAGCTATAGAACCATTTGTTATCATGGATATCGTTGAACCCTTTAATATATTTTCTTTTTTCCCAAGACTATTATTATCAATTGTTATACTAGGAAAAATTCCTCTAGATCCTATTCGGATAGAATTGCCATGTCTACCTTCGAATGTTAAATCTGTTAATTTTGAACTTTCATAATTTTGCTCACTTGTAAAAAAATCTAACTGATAATTTTTAGTTTTCTGTATTTTTGTATTTTCTACATATGGAAATTCGTTACCATATCCATTTTGACCTACCAAAGATGAATTAACGGAATTTCTACCCTCTAAATTCTTATTATAAAAATCAGCTGATGTTACATTAGGATTGTTAAAAGTATTTAGTGGTCCTATATAGTAAGTTTTTTTTCCGATAGATGTAAATAATACCAAGTCACCCCTTGTTATAGAATCACTTATACCTCTGAGTAGAGGTCTAGCTGGTAATATTCTTTGAATAGTAGGCATAGAGCTGTTATCACCTAAAGATTTAACTTGAATCATCTGAGATGAATTACTCTCTTGAGTTTGTTTTACATCATCGGTATTGTTTAAGAAAACCCTATCAACAAATCCAAGACTAAATACTATTGATTTTGATGAAATATCATCCAATAGTCTATTGGGAGTAGACATTATGAATCACCATACTTTTGTCTTATCTCGGACATATCAACTATCTCATCTTTCTTTTTCTGTAGGTCTTCTGCTACATCCTCTAAAGAAGCCATTAGTTGTTCTTTTTCCTCTTCTGATAATAACCCAACATCACTTTCATCTACAGTTTGTTTAGACATTATCCTTTGATACAGAGTAGCTAATTTAACAAGGTTGTCATCGTTCTTGATACCGACATCCATCAGTTCCTTAATAATAGGACCTACGATAGCAATATCCTCGATACCTTGTATGTAACCATGCACCTCTTGGATTAACAAGTCGATTTGAGTTTTCTTTAACTTGTTATTCTCGTATATCTCTTGAGATAAGTCCGAGAAGTTTTTATCACCGAATATTTTTATATCATTTTCCATAACTATAAATATAGTATGGTTTGATTATTACATTAAAGAACCTGTATATAGGTTATCAATGTGTCCTTTACTTAGGACTTCTTCTTGGATTTTAGGGTATATTTTACGAAAAGTGTTAGTAACTTGAGTTATTTTAGAAGTTTTAACATCTGTCATCTCACGAATCATTATATAGATTGCCTTTTTATTAAAATTATCTATATTGTCTTTGTTTTTACATAGATACAATATTG